ATTTGGAATTTGCTTGTGCTCTCGTTACATCTCTAGTTATTTCATTAGTTATGAATTACTTAAATCGCGATAATAAAGACGGAGTGTCTATAAAAACTCACCTTAAAACCTTTATAATTAATAGTATTATAATTTTAGTTCTGCTTTATCTAAAAAAAAAGGTTTTAGATAACATGTTTGCAAACACTTCTGTTAGTATAGAAAATATTACAGATACAGGAACTCCAGAATATAATGATATTATTGTTGGAACACCTACTTTTTAATAATTGTATAATATAATGATGACTCTATCAAAGAAAGATTTGGTTTATATAATAATACCATTTACTTTGTATTTGATCTTATTTTTGTTTAAAAATGAAGAATCTATTGAATTTAATAAATTAAAAGAAGCTATTATGTTATTTGTTATAGTTATAGTATTTAATGTCCATCCTATGATATCTTTTTGTTTATATTTGCTCTATCTAATAAATAAACATATTAATATTTAAATATACTATATTCATTTTTTATGTCTTTTTTGTTTACAATAAACCTTTTAAAAATTTTATTTTTAAATTGGTTAAGTGGTACAGCATTTTTAATATCCTTTGCGATTTTTTTATATAAATCAAAATCGTCTTCTTCATTAATAATAAACTGGTTATTTTTATCAGTCATCCATATTTTTAGAAGGTTAAATAGTTTAGTATTAGGATTGAAGTGTTCTATAATGGTTGTAGCTAATCTGGCTAAATCAAAACTTTTATTAGGTTTAATTTTACAATTTTTTAAAGAGTTATTTATAGGGTAATCATATTGACCATCTGCATCACCATTTTCATCAAATGTGCTGCTAAAATATAGTGTTTTGTTATGAGTGAATGTAGCTCTACCAAAATCAATTATTTTAGTAATTTTTCCATATGTTGGTATTTTATAAAAAACGTTATTTACTTCGAAGTACATGAATGGGTTATCTGTAGTTGTAAACATTATATTACTTGAATGTAGATCATTATGGACGAAATGAAATTTATTTTGTGCTACAGCAAGACCAAAACAAATCTGAAATAGAATAGAGGTCCATTCTCTATCACTTAAATTAGTTTCTTCTAATAAATCATCTAAAGTATATTCTAGTTTTTCCATAAATATTAGTTGAGTGGGAAAATTTGTAACATTAATATATTTAAATGTGTCATCATCCTCTTCTTCAAGTTCTGAGAAATTGTCTAATTCATCTATATCCATAACATCTATATTACTAACAAACGAGTCTGGTAAGTCTTCTAAACTATTTAAATGTTCTAGTTTATCTTGTGTATCTTCATAACTGGTATCAATCTCTAATGTATCGATATCCAGATTATTCTCAATAATTTCTAAATCTGGTTCTGGTTCATTATCAGAATCAATATCAATAGCAATAGATTCAATTGCGAATTTTTTGTTAATATTATCACTAAATGATTTATTAAATTTAATATCCTCATAATCTTCAGTAATGTCAAATTTTAGATTATTAGATAAACAATTATATGTACCATAGAATAATGGGAATGTGGGACATCTTCTACTTTCGGTTAATTTACTTCCTAAGAATGTAAAAAATGAATCAATATATGCTTCATTATTATAATTATTAATATAGTCAGATGTAATACATGATGTAATATTTGGGAGAATTTTAGGAGTTAAACTATAATGATTCATACTGTATCCTAAAACATCAACTATAGGATTTTTTTTAATAAATATATCTTTTGTTATTTCTTTTTTTGCAAATCTATCATAAATATTAGACTTATAGAAAGTTTTTATATAATGAGATTGTTTTTGTGTATATATATCGGTATTATTTTCACTAAGGTTTTTTATAATAAATCTTGATTTTAAAATTAAATTAGAATTGTCTTCATAATCAAAATTAGACTCATCGATATAATTATCTAATATAGGGAAATATGATTGTAAATTACTAACATTCATGTGTGTTTCTATGTTTTTTTTTGTAAACTTAAAATTTTTATTATCGAAAAGTATATTATTCATTTATGATTGTGGTATATTTTTGTTTATTTATAATTACGCGTTGCTTGTTAAAAAAACAAAATAAAATTATCCAAATATAATAATGAATTTAGAATTAAAAAAATTCGATATTTCTACAATAAAGCCAGACAAAGTTTGTGTGTTTATAGGAAAGCGTGAGACTGGTAAAAGTTTTTTAGTAAAAGATCTGTTATATTTTCATAGAAAGATACCTATAGGCACAGTAATTTCAGGGACAGAAGGTGCTAATCAATTCTATGGGAAAATGGTTCCTAGTTTATTTATCCATGACGAATATACGCCAGTGGTTGTAGCAAATGCTGTAAAAAGGCAAAAATTAGTAGTAAAGAAAAAAATGAAAGAGGAACATTTATATGGGAAAAGTAATATAAATCCTTCCGCTTTTTTAATTTTAGATGATTGTTTATATGATAATTCTTGGGTAAAGGATGTAAATATTCGTTCATTATTTATGAATGGACGACATTACAAAATGTTGTTTATAATTACAATGCAGTATGCTTTAGGTATACCACCGAATCTAAGAACAAATATTGATTACGTATTTATTCTAAGAGAAAATTATGTATCAAACAGAAAAAAATTATATGAACACTATGCGGGCATGTTTCCAACGTTTGAAATATTCTGCCAGGTGATGGACCAATGTACAGAAGATTTTAATTGTTTAGTTATTAATAATAATGCTAAAAGTAATAAACTAGAAGAACAGGTTTTCTGGTATAAAGCTAACCCCCATTCTGATTTTAAAATAGGGGCACCAGAATTTTGGAAACACCACTCTAATAATTTTAATAGTGGTTACGATTCAGAAGAAGAACAAGAACCTTTTGATTTAGCATATTCCCAACAAAAAAAAAGAAAAGGAGGTCCTACTGTAAATGTTAAAAAAACAACATTTTAGATTAATAGTTTATTTTCGAATATATCACTAAATGTTTTTTCAAGATCTAGTTGATTAAATTGTGAATCATAAATCTCTCTTGGAACAAATCTATATTCTATGTCAAAATTATTTTTTTGTCTTTTAGATTCTATTTTAAGTTCCATATATCCGATTACAATACAGGCTATAGATAAAGTTAAAAAAACTAGTGTTAATGATTTCATATTATATTATAGATATAAATTTTTATAGATTAAATCATCTTGAATAGTTATAATAGTCTAGCCTACAACTATGTTAGAACTGGGTTCAACTATCGAACTTGAACATTTATCAACAAGGTAAGCGTGTCTGCGTTCTAAAGCAATACGGTCTCGTTGTTCACGACTAGTTTCATATTTACGTATATTTTTGATACTTTCCTTTTTAATTTTATATGTGTCGAATTGCATATCAATAATATTTGTATCTATCGGTCTGTATTTAATCAGTTTAGGAGGTTTAATGTTTTCTAATTTTTTATTATAAAAAATAAAAATAGGAAACATAATTATTATTAAAAATAAAAGCGAAGCTAAACTTCTCATATAAGTTGATAGTATATTTTATATTGTGGTATAATCATAAATTTTATAGCTTACTTAGAACCATCGGCATCGTCACCACCTTTGGTGTCTTCAACCGCCTCCTCGGTTTTGCGCTCCATCCACGGATCGTTACTCTCAATGTGCTCCTCAATAGTAGCCATATTCTTCTTGTTCTCCTCATCTTGTTTTGTCATCTCCTTTTCGGCATTAATACGTTCCTTCATTGCATCATCCTTGCGCTCACGTTTCTGATCCTCATAGAATATATCCTTATTCACCTCGTTCTTTTTGTACTCCCTCATTAGGTTATTGAGTTCATCCTCAAGATACTCCTCGCTCTGGACCCTATCTGCACATGGGTCCCAAGGAAGCCACTGACCCACTGAACCAACAAACACATGGAATGTACGGTCGCGCTTCTGTAGCTGTTTCGCCTTAATCTCAGCTTCCTTTTGAGTCTCATACACACCCCTGATTTTCACGCCACGAACACTCGTCCGGAACTCGTTCTTTTCACTGAATTCCTTATTAAGGTCATCGTGGAATTTGTAGGTAAAATCCTCGAACCTACCTTTAAACTGGTCATATGTAAACTGAAGCTCAAGACGGAGCTTCTCCTTTAGTTCCTTGTTAATTTTTGTCTTAAGTTCATCACCTGCATTTTTAGTAATTTTATCAATAGATTGTTCTAGTTCTCCAAACCGTTGTGTCATATAACGGTGGAACATATAAACTTCTTTGCTTTTCATAACCTCTTCAGGAGAGAGGAACGAGAGACACACGAAGTTTTGCCCCGGAATATTGTTATCGCCTTCAAGAAATGTTTCATTATCATCTGACATAATAGTATTCTAAAGAATTATTTGTTTAAATAGAAATTTAAAAAAAATATGTTTATTAATATTAATGACTTTTAAACTTGTTAATCCAAGAGAGCTAATCAGAAAGGTTCTAAAAATATCCTTTCTTTTTCTTATAAACTATCTATTACTAAATACACTAGATATTTCCCCATCTAATAAAATTAAAATTATTACTGTAAATATTATAATGTTTAGTATAATAGATATTTTATTCCCATCGATAAATATTAATGATAAAAATAATTAAATACTCGAAATATATTCCCACTTTAAATAATTGCATATATCTTTCCAGATAATATCTTGTTGGTGTAATTTTTCTCTACTTTTAAGTAATATAAAACTATTCTCAAATTCATGTAACCCCAATAATTCAACGAATTTGTGTAATACATAAGAATAAGACAAAAAATTCTTTCTATTTTTAGGACAGAATTTATGAAATGGTATCTGGATTTCTTTAAACATGCGTCGTAGTTCTTCTTCCGTTTCAACCGACATCACCGGTGGCGTCTTCCCATTCAGTTTATTTAAGATATGAGGTATGTGTTCATAATACTTATTTTTCCCAATCTTTTTAAGAATACATCTTAACTTTGTAGGTTTTAATACGTTAATATCAAGTCTTTCCTTTTTTATTTCCAATAATATTTTTTCATAAATATCTTTAGGAATATCAGTTGTTTCCTTTGCTTGGAATTGTTCTAACCATTCGTTAAAATGATTAATACGTTTATATGAGAAATAAGTAATTTCTCTTGGAGGATCCTTATATGATGGTTTATCGGATTCTATTAAAATAAATGATTCTTCGCCACACTGTGGACATATTTGTTTTCCTTCAGACATATAAACAATTTTATTTATATGACAGTTATTACATAATTCTACATTATGTTTAAATTCATCAAAATCTATTTGATAATTTTCTTTAGTATTCAGTAAATAACTATTTAATAAATGTTTTCTATTATTATTAGAATCGTTATCAATATTAGAGTTATCTTTACTATTTGATTTTGTTTCATTAAAGAATGACATTATATTTTGCGTGTTATCATTAATAGATGATTGTTTCTGTACAGGTGTTGACGAACTATTATCATAATACTGAAAAATTAGATTTCCATTATCTAAAAAATATTCTATTTCATTCCTATTATTATTATTGTTTTTATAATTGCTTATATCTTCTTTCAACAAAATAATTCGGTCTTTGATTTTTAGTTCATCTACGATATTATTTGTTTTTTTAAGTTGCAATTCTAATTCTTTTTTTTCTACTTCCATTTCTAAAATATCTTCCTTTTTTCTAAAATTGTTTACAAAAGTATTGTGTTTTGATTCTAATGTTACCTTTGTATCGTAATGTATTCGTTTATTATTTTTATTTTTAAATGACATAATTATATTTTTAATATAATGTATTTTAAATAACTTCTTTAAATTATAACTTAAGAAATAATATTTATAAATAGTATTATGGGTGGAGCTTCATTACAATTAATAGCAGAAGCTACAGAAAATAATTATCTAACAGGAAATCCTCAGATTACATTTTTTAAAAGTGTTTATAGAAGGCATACTAATTTTGCTATAGAATCTAGAAAATTAAATTTTACATCTAAGCCTGATTTCGGTGATCCAGTTAACTGTAGAATCCCTAAAGGACCTGACCTTTTACATAAACTATACTTATATATTGAATTACCAGAAATAAATGTCGATGTTTCAGCAGGATCATATAAGGCTTTCCGATGGTTAAATTGGGTAGGTCATTCTATTATTAAAAACTCGTCTATTTCTATAGGACAGACTATTATTGATGAACAAGATGGAGAATGGCTTCATATTTGGAATGAATTATCACAAAAGGAAGGGAAAAAACATGCGTATGCTGAAATGGTAGGAAATATCCCTGAATTAACACAGATTCATACTGTTCGTGGTATGATTAATGAGGGGACTGGCCAGATCGGCAATGACATTAATAATTTTAAAATGACAGATGCAAGAAACTTGTATATACCTTTACAATTTTGGTTCTGTAAAAATCCTGGGCAAGCTTTACCATTAATATCATTAGAAAAGGCTGAAGTAATGGTAGATATAGAATTTGAAGATTTAGAAGAATTAATATGGGCATCTGAACAAGTCGTTACTGGTGATTTGGGTGCAGAGTTATTGCCTGCATCTGGATCTAGAGTAAATACAGTTCGTCATTCTATCTCCACTAATATTTTCCAATCAAATAGTAAACCATCTTTAAGAAACGCATTTATATATGCGGATTATATCTATCTTGATAATGATGAAAAAAAAAGATTCGCAAATAACACACACGAATATCTTATAGAAAAAATTCAGACACGTGGTACTTCATTCACATCAGCTAACAGTCAAACCCATACAGTTGACCTAAATTTTTTTAATCCCGTTAAAGAATTAATATGGAGAATTCGACCGGTTAACCTTGTAGATAAAAGGTTCTGCCAATCAAGAGGTGGTATACAAAGATATAATTATACAGATAAATTTGATTTTACTGGGTATACAGGTGTTCCTAGTCCAAAGGGTGGTTGTGGTATGGTGGGTGGTAGAACGAATGAAAATTTCTTTACACGTTTACCTGCGGCTAAGTTATCATATAAATCTTCATCGGACCCAAATAAAACCCAACATACTCCTAACTTTTTAGACAATCAATTAACGACCTCTACTAGCTGGGATGGACAGAATAATCTAATAGCTGATTTTACTGCAGAAGGAATTACTCAATGTGCTTCAACCGGATTTGATTTTATATCACAATATTTTAATTCTACAAGAACAGAAACTACTGAGGCAGAAAGTAGTTTATATAAAAATTTTACTATGTCTCATATGTTCAATCAGCCTACAACAATAGATAATGATACAAGTCTCCATGTTCCCGATGTAAATGGATTATGGAATAAACCGGGATTTGAGAATGCTCAAAGAATTACTTATAATGGTGATAATCCAACTAAAAATGCTTCATTGTTCCTTAATGGTGTAAGAAGATTCGATGAGAGGGAAGGTTTCTATTTTAATGTTATACAACCATATCAACACCATACTAATGTTCCATGTAGTGGAATAAATGTTTATTCTTTTGCTATAGACCCAGAAGATCATCAACCTTCAGGGACATGTAATTTCTCAAGAATATCTGATGCAGAAATTATAATTACATTAACAGAAGAGGCCCAGAAGGTTGTTTCTGAAGTCAAGGTTTATGCTGTATCCTATAATATTCTAAGAATTAAAACGGGTGCGGCTGAAATTGCTTTCGCTCATTAATAATTATCTAATGTGTTATGTGTCTGCCATTGAGTACTGACAGGACCTGTAGGAACTTGGGCTTCGTTACTAAGAACATTCTTAGGTTGCCATCCGTCATAATCTAATGGTTCATTGACTGGTCTTTCCCACCTAACACTTACTGGATTTGTTGGGACTTCATCAAAAACATATACTTCTTCATTTTTATTTTCTTTATTTTCTTTAGGTAAAGAATTACTCGAACCTAAAGGAGATGGAATAATTGGTCTATGAGAATCTTTAGCTAAATTTTTAGTATCTGTATTCATAGAAAAATCGATTTCTAATTTATCCTGTGGGTTCTGGCATAACCATTCCCATCTGTTCCAACCAGTACCTCTAAGATTAAAACTTGGGTTACTTAATCTTGTGTGTTCGGTTTTAACATTTTTACAAGGATTATAATTCATTTTTTTTGTTTCTAAACAAACATTTCCATCTTTATCCATTTTTGGTAGATATTGTTTGTGTGGATCATTACTATGTTTTCTTGTTATACCAAGTAATTCTGAATCAACATCTATCATTGCGTTAGTTACATCTACACTAACACCAGATTTTTGCATAGCAATATTAGGATCTTCGACAAAACATTGCGAATGTTGTGGGGTGTTTAACTGATATTTTATACTACCTAGTGATTCCTTTAATGACTGGTCATAAGCAGCGTTATCGTAATTTAAATTAGTAAAACTCATATATATATATAGATATTATTTTAATAAATTATTTAATAATTTTATTTATTTTAATTTTTTTTGGAAGAACAACTGGTGGATAGTCTACGATATTACAAGTTGGTAAATGTAATAAATCAGTTGAAATAACCCTTTCTTCTGTTGACTCATTCCCTCTAATTACGATATCATTAGGTTGACAATTATTAATATCTTCTAAAGAGCATTTAGAAAAAAATTTTTCATCTGGACACATAGAAGCTTTCCTTGTTATACCATATAAATCCGATTCTAAATCTACAATATTACCTGAAATATGACTTACATTAGATCCTCCAATAAGTCCGAATCCATTTCTACATTTATTAACATTTTCATATTTATCACTATCTAAAAGATAACCAGCAGTTCCCGCACTCTGATTAATTCTAGTCTGTTCTGCACAAGTATCGTACATTAATCTATTGCTACTCATATACCATTAAAAAACATTTTTTTTTAACAGAAAAATAAAAGAAATAAAATAAAAAATTAATTATCAGTTCTAAGAACTGGTTCAGTTGTCAAATAGGTCTTCTTCTTTGTTAAGATATCTCTAACCTTCTGGTCATCAAGACATCTTTCAAAAAAATCTATATCTTTTCTTATTTGTGTTGTATCAACACCACCTCTAAACCAATCTGGAACAGAATCTTCTGGGATTAGATTTTTAGGATTTTGTATAGTTTCTTTAAGATTAGGAACAAGTGGTGTATATTGATGTTCAATAGAAACTCCAGAGAGGGAATTGCAAGCTCTGTCATCACTAGCAATATTCGCTGACCGAATCTCGCTATCAATATCTACATGATACTTACCCTTACCAGTATATGGAATAGTAAGATATGGTCTTGGAAATAATTGGTTCGCATCACCTCTAAAATTATTTACTTTACCTTCACGTTTTTCTTCGTCAATTAAATCAGAATTTACTCCAAATCCATCATCAAAATTAAGATAAGGTTGATTTGTTGCTATTTTAGTATTATTCGGATGTACTTCAGTAAAATCCTTTAACATATATTCTCCACCACTAAGTGCCTGAACGGTGTTATATTTTTTAAAATTACCATCCTGTTGTAAAGATGTTAATTCATTAATTCTTAATGTTTGTCTATCCATATACTATAGAAATATAAATTTTTTTATAATTAACTTAATTAGTTTCTTCACTTTTTCTAAATATATATATTAAATAGGTCAGAAATAGAGTTACTATTAGTATAAAAATATAGTTTATATTATTTGTTAGTAGGGATAACAGAAACGATAGATATAAAGAAAAACGTACTAACGAATTTAATTTTTTTTCTATACTCATTTCCTTTGTTGGAAAATATTCTTTAACAAGTTCTTTATCTAATAATACTTTAAAGTCATCAAACCAAAATATATCACTCATATATATTATTATTCATTTTTATTTTGATTTCTTTTTTCTAGTTTTTTCCTTAATCTCTCCTGAGTAGGATTTAATGGGGTATTGGCCATATTGGCCATATTGGCCATATTGGCCATATTGGCCATATTTGCCATATTAGGCATGTTCGCCATATTTGCAAGGTCTGGATTATTATTTAAATTAGACATAACACTCTGTGCTTCACTTAGAAGAGAAGAAGCATCTAATTCACCACTCTGAATTTTATTTTGGATTTTATTACCAACCGTTTGTATAAGGTTCATAAATTTTAACGAATTATCCCCACTAATAAGATTTGAAAAAAGGTCTTCCATATTTCCATCACCACTTTCAAGATCTATACCTAAATCTAAATTATTAATATCTAATTCTTCGGTTAATTCACTGGCTAGTTTACCAATCATACCAGACTCATTAAAGATATTATCAACATTTTCATTATTACTATTAGAAAGATTCTTTAACATTTTAAAAACATCTTTATCTATATTAGGATCAGTCTGGGAATCACTTTCCTCTTCAGGTTCATTAATATTCTTAAACTGATTCACTAATTCCGAAATTGTTTTAGTATCATTAATAATAGTTTCGGACAAAACATATAAAGTCTGCAGATATTCCCATATCTTCTTTTTGTTATTATCACTAATTTCACCAGAATTCCAAATATCTTTAAAATTCACATTCTTTAGAAGATAAATATCTTCTTTAAACAAATCATTATTTTCTTCTGAAATAAATTGTTTATAATCCTTTGTTTTATTTAGAAATCGTTTAACATATTTATCATCATTGCAAGTATCAGATTCCAATAGGTCTTTATAATAATTAGTGATAACTTCTTTGTATTCGTCAAATGATTCTATAATGTTTTCTATAAACTGTTTCAAAAAACTATTGAAATGTTCAATATTAGTTTTTTCCATTAATAATAAAAAATAAAAATTTTAAAAATATAGACCGCAACTATATCTTATCAGATAATTGTGTCAAAATATTAAAATAGTCCCACACTTTGTTCTTATTATGGTCATCTAAAGTAGTCCAGTAAGTCTTAATTTTAGAAATTACTGTAAAAATTTCTTCGTTATTGTATTTTTTTACTTCATCAAAATTGTTTTGTAGGAAGAATTTATCATCTCTCGATTCAATATAAGGCCTATACTGTTCTAAATACTCCTTAAAAACAGTATGCACTTGTTTAGGATTATACTTTACAACTACTCCAAGACCTCTTTTGTAAACCTTGAAATCTTTATCATCATTAAAAATTAATATACAATCATCTAAAAAATTCAAAATAATATTATTGAAAGCAGAAAGGACAGACATAGTTTATTATTCTATACAAATATATTTTATTCTATAAATTAACTTATAATATTCTATTTTTCAAAAAAGGTATTAATATCACTATTTCTGAGTTTCATAAGACCATCAACATTTTTGGCCCTATTTTCTAAAACTTTATCCTCATCTATTTTCTCATTTTCTGTAAAGAAAAAATCTAAATTACTATCTTCTTTTTTACTAAGATCTATATCGTGTAAATTTCCCATAGTATCAGACGAATATGCTTCTATAGAATCATTTTCAATTGTTTCCTTTTTTATTAATCCATTTACATGCTCCTTTATTTTTTCATCTATAATTAATTCTTTAGATTTACTTAAGTATATTGTTGGTATTAACTTAATAAAACCAGGTATCTTTATTTTACTATCATCAATACACACCGGAAATATATCTTTTATATTATTCTTATTAATTATTTCTATTATTTCCTTAGAATAATCGTCTTTATTGCTATAAAATAGAAGATCTTTATTCATTAGATATTTTTTATAAAAAATTTATTTTAATTAAACTTAAAATTGATTTAAATTTTATAACTAATTAATATAAATAAAATGTCTATTTCACTTTCGTCAAAAAAAACTTCAAATGAACTTCATCTTGAAATTAAAGATGTCGATACAAGCATAGTCAATGGTATTAGACGTGTTTGTATATCTGAATATAAAACAGTTGCATTTAATACAGAAGACTATATAAATTCGGATCTAAAGGTTATTAAAAATACGTGTGGTCTACACAATGAATTCTTGTTACATCGTATTGGAATGGTACCCATTCATGCCAACAAAGAAACATTTGATGTAAATAGATATAATTTTATTCTTAAAAAAAAGAATGAAGGAACCAGTACTATTAATGTTACTACCGAAGATTTTGAAGTTATTGATACTGAAACCGGTAAAAATGTAGATTCTAAAAAATTCTTTCCACCCAATGAAAGAAACTCTTATATTCTTATTACTAAACTAAAATCTAATCCAAATAACAAAGGTGAAGAAATACATATTGAAGGAAAAGCATCAATCAATAATGGTAAAAAACATGCCAGATACCAACCTATTTCTTGCATTACCTATAACAATAAAAGAGATCCAGAAAAAGTTCAGAAAGGTCTAGAACTTTATCTAAAGGAAAATAAAGATAGTGAAAATAAAGAATCTTTAGAAAGACAGTTCGAACTTTCTAAAGCTGATAGATATTTTCATACAAATAAACAAGGTATCTGTGACCAATATGAAATGTATATAGAATCTCTAGGAATTGAATCACCCGAAAAAATTCTACATGGATGTCTAGATATTCTAACGCAAAAACTTGAAAATTTCAAAACTGCGATTACTAATATTGTTGGAAACAAATCCGAAGATGAAAGAATTAGTCTAGATGTTTCTGTTGAAAATATGAAGGCGTATACGATTACTGCCAAAAATGAATCTCATACTCTTGGTAATCTTATTCAATTCCACGCTCTAAACTTTTTCGATAGAAAAAAACTGATGTATATTGGATATAAAAATCCTCACCCACTCAAGGATCTAATTGAAATAAAAATTAGTACACAAAATAACACACCTGAAGAAATCCAGGAAATTATTACTATTACCTGTGACAAAATTATAGCCATTCTAGAAGGGTTTAAGAAAACGGTTCATAAAAAACTATAGTTTATAAGACAAATCTACTTCTTTATTAGGCTTTAGAATAAATAGAATCTTAGCACTATCCAGCGAACTAATATAATTATAGACATCATTAAACTGCAATGGTGTCCTCCTAATCATATAGATACCATGTAGGTCATAACAAAGAGGTCTAAGTTGGAACGGAATTTCATTGATTTTAATACCCTTTTTAATATGATATTTTTTGTAATAGTTTAGTGTATCCGAAACCAATTTAATAAATTCACTATTAAAAATATTATACATTTCTGTTTCATTCGGGAAAAAAGACAAATATTCCTGAATGTGTTTATGTTTTTTATTTTCATAGTATAGATATTTTACATTATTAGTATTTCCTTTAAGAGATTTAGCATAATTATAATTCTCATTCCTGATTTTTACCCTTCTATTTTCTTTATCCTTAATAACAATTCCTTGTTTTTGAAAATCCATTGTCCTAACAAAATCACGAATTTCTGAAATATTATTAAATGAATATTTAATAGGCCTTTTAATATCAAGCGGTTCCTTATAAATATCATGACACACTACTTTACTATCTACAACAGACCCAACAGAAACCAATACAATTTCTGGAACATGATACTGTGTAACAATAATATTATCTGGATGCATTAGAACAAATGTATAGAATTTTGACTCATCCAATGATGAAAACTCCAAATTACAAGCCTCTTTAAACATTTCATTAAAAGATTTATTCCCAATCCATTTACAATTTGCTCCAATATTACTCCTTGTAGAAATCATCCAGTTATCATTGTGATAAAACATACTAATCATTGTACCATCCAAAAAATCTTCTACACTCAACCTATCCCACTGCTCTATAGAATTATAGACCTCTTCTAGTTCGCACGATTTAGTCGGAGGCAAACATACCAATTCATTCGTTGACATTTTAGCAATCAGACCTCTACACATTTTTACATATTTATTGTCCATATCTGATGTATCTTTATTATATTTTACGAGATATAGGTCGTGAACTGGGTATTCCTTTACAATAAGACCCAACTCAGTTAGTTTAGTTTTAGTAGAAGAAAAAGGTTCATGGGTAATAAAATCTAGGACTTCCATTTATATATACTATTGTCTTTTTTTTAAGTATCTGTAAAATATTTTATTAAATAAAATATAACCTTTAATTATATGAATAAGTTTTTAGATGACGTAAAAATATATTCAATAATAGAAATTAAAAATGACACAAATAAGTATTGTGTCGTTGGAAAAGACGATGATAATTCTATTTATATAAGAATTATTCTAAAAAATAAAGATGATTTTTATGTAGGAAAAAATAAAACAAAAATTAATTTTAATAATATTTCTAATATTTTTCACACTCTTGAAAAACATCCAAAATATTTAAATAAAGAATCTCAAGAAGAAGATGAAGAATTTAATAATAATAATGTTGTAGGTAATGAATATGATTTTAATGATAACTACTACCCCAATGATGAAGAAGAAAACGACCAAGAAGATAACGAAGAAATATTTGTACTTGATAATGAACAGTATGTTGAAGATGAACCACTATCAGGAGGAGCTGATTCAAATTCAGACTTTAGTTGGGGTGATGTAACTAATGATACCAATAACGAAGGAGATAACGATGAAGAAGATATAGACCCTGAAGAAGATATAGACCCAGAAGAAGATGCAATAGATAATAATAATGAAGAAGTAGAAGTAGAGAATAATAATAAAGAAGTAGAAGTAGAGAATAATAATGAAGAAGTAGAGAAAAGTAACGAAGAAGTAGAAGTAGAGAATAATAATGAAGAAGTAGAAGTAGAGAATAATAATGAAGAAGATGATAATAGTAATGTGTATGAACTTGAAGAAAATAATATAGAAATGGAAAATTCAGAAAATATGGTTATTTATGAAGAAAGTATTATACCCGAAGACCAAGTGATCTATAATGATAAAATTCAGGAAGATGATTTATTAAATGAACTAATCAAATTAGACCCAAATAATAGTAAGAGTATCAAAAAACGTATTAAAAATTTTATGTATCTTAAACAGAATAATTCTACTTTTGATGACGATAAAAATATAACTGGATTTGAATTGAAAGGAGCATCATACAAACCATTAAAAGACCACCTAAAAAAATTCAATCGTCATGCATTATACAAACCAATTGTTTCTGAAAAAAAGAAATACTTTAAAATTGATAATATAGATGACCTTAAAACAACCGGATTACCTCTTGATAAAATAAACATATTAAGTGATGATGACAAAATAATAATGGAAAGTTTCGAAGACCATGTTACGAAAGTCTTTGATATAAATCATAAATATAAAATGGGAGATTCACGAGTTAATTATTCTTATAAAAATGAAACCAGAGAACAATATGAACTAATGGATGCATACGAAAGTAGTAATAAAGGATTTGTCACACATCTTAGAAATGATATGGAAGTTTATAGCAATTGTTTTAAAGAATCTTGTAAACAAATGTTAGGAGATAATACTAATATAAATAGACATGTGTTGTTAGGTAATACTATTTTTAATGATGAATTAATAGTAAAGGGTAATAAAATCTCTAACGTTGGATTCGTAAAACTACCAAAAAATAAACTTAATGAAGAGTTATACAAAAATAATAAATCTCTTATAGAAAATTCCAATACACCCATACATCTTAATATGAAACACCTCGAAGAAAATATACAGTCAGAAATTATTACTAGTGAATATAATTTAGGAGATACTGTAAATATTTGTATAGAAAATAAACAAACGATTCAGGGAAAAATTACTAACATTAATGATGTAGACTATATTATTGATATAAATACAGACCCAGTAGAAACATTACGTATTAATAAAAAGGATAGTAATGTAAGAATTACTAAAATAGTTCCGTCCTGCTTAGATCTTGATACCGATTCACTTTCTGTCTATCTATACGATAAACTAGAATTAGACGAAACTGATTTAGATAATTACCTAACTAAGATTCTACCGGACTTAGGAAATATTATTAATAGTATAGATGGTAAGGACAAATATACATCATTAGAACAATTCGAAAAAAAATTATTTAGATATGGATACACTCTAGAAAATATACCATCTAACCATTTTAAAACCATAAAAACGATTTTATCTAATAATAATAAATCACAAAAAACATTAACAACTACAAAAGAAAAGAAGGATACAGAAGTTCTCGATAAAATGAATTATCCATTAGTAAACAATTATAGTTTAGACCAGGTAAATTATTATTATGGAGATTACCCAGACTATAAAACATCCCGCGATACAGAAAATAATAGATTAGATTGGTTAAGGAAATCATATGACAATGGATATTTGTTTTTTAAAACTATTACCCATAATGTTACAAAGAAATTCATGGAAGAAAATTCAAAACGCATAGAATCTATGATTAAGGTGCAGGAAAGAGTTATACAATCAAAAGAGAAACTTGTTGAAAATTTAGATAAAGAGTTTTCTAAAATTGAAAAGGATAATAAATGTGGAGGCATGCGTTTAGTTAAAACTTATACCGATATGGACCAACTTAAATTAGATAATAACCGTGATGTTTTTATTGAAGACGACAAATTAATAGAAGGAGAAACTACTAATAAAGTTCAACCAGGACAATATGCTATTCTAATTGAAGATTACGATAGAAAGAAAATATACAAAAGACAAAAGGTTCAGAACACAGATGTTTGGGTTATTGAAAAAGATCTTAATATTGATATGATAATTTCATCATACACTGATTTCTGTGTACAGCAAGGCATGGCACTAGAAGAAATCGACACTACATTTTTAAAAGGTAAAAATAGATGCAAATATTCAGAACACTATAAAAGATGTTTACCTATTCGGATTATAAAATTAAAGGATGAAATTGATAGCTACAATAAACAGTTAGAAGATATTTCTAAAAATATTGAAGATATTAATAATAAAGATAAAATTCTACAGGAACAGGAAAATGAATTGCTAATTCTAAAACACGAACTAGAATCAGACAATAATAAGAAAATAAATAATGAATTTACAAGAAAAGAATATAAAAAGAACGAAAGAAGTGAAGAAGATATTTACCAATATCACTATTATAGAATAGATAAATATCTAGAAAATATAAAATCTCTTCCGTTAAACAAATTCTATACATCTTTATCTTTACTACTTGATAAATATGGTCGGTCTGGTTCTATAACTGATGGGGAAAATGAAAAATTTTATTATAGTAGACCAGGTAATAAAAAAATTATATGCAAACATCATAGTAATTTTATTGATTACAATAATAAAATTATAACATACGACGAGGCATTAGAAAAAACTATAATGGAATATGGTGTAGAAAATGACGGATTTATTTGGTGTAAAAATTGTGGCGAACAAATAAATGGTGCTGAATTTGAAACACAGGAAGGTTTCCTCGATTCTGGTGCTCGCGATATTACTCATGAATTAATTGATACGTCAGATGACTATAAATCAGAAGAAAATAGTGAAATAGTAGAGATTCTAAGAAAATCATTATTAGAAGGTGACGATAAATCGATAGAAAATCAGGGGTTATCTGTTATTAGAATTATTAGAGTTCTAACAAATATTATGGGTATAAAATTGTCTAACAGCGATGAACTAAGTGTTCTAACTCTATCTAATTCAATTGAAACATCTAAAATTAAAAATAAATCTGCGTGGATACGTGCTGCAAAACAGAAACAGAAAAAAGCAAGTAATTCCTTTTTAGAATCAGCTTACAATAATTATAGAATCAGAACTATTATACTCTATACAGCTTCTATTTTATTCCTATTTATACAATCAAGTGAAACAGACTATATTATTACTAAAACCTTTTCTAGATGTAAACCTTCTCTTAGAGGGTATCCATTAGATAAAGAAGGAAACAATAAGGAAGGTATCGATTATATCTCTTGTGTATTAGATAGTCTAAGTTCATTAGGTGTAGATTGGTCTAGTATTAAAAAAATAAAAACGAAAGATAATATTATTAAAAAAATAGACGAATTTCGTAATGATAATACAATAAAGTATAGATATGAAAGAAAACGAGAACTCCTTAAAAAACAAGGCAAAGAAATAAAGGAATATTCTTATGAATGGAATGAATTTAGACCACCACTAAATAAATTTGATCTTGATATAAAAGAACTAAAAACATTTAGTAGTATACAAAAACATATCAAATCTGGCGATACTGAAAAGGCCAACGCTGAACTTCAAAAAATAAAGGCATTTGAAAGTAATATTTGTCTTAAACTTATAGAAGAAATCGATGTACAAATAATGGAAAACGAACTTGTTAACAAAAAATTTACTCCTAATCCTCTTGATAATTTGTGTTGTTTGCAAGAAATAAATAAAACATATAATTATCTCACAGATTTTATTAGCAAGAACAAAAACATACAGGAACTAATCGAAATTATTTATAAATACAACCAAATTAAAAAGGACATCAATAAATTATTAAAGGAATCAAAAATATTTATTCTATCTGAATTAAAGCCTACACTTATTTCATTTAATAGAAATATTGGTAAGGATAGAGATGAATTAACGGAAGAAGATATCCAGAATTTATATGCTAAATTTATTGATACTGGATTTTTTGAAGGACAAAAACATATATATGAACAGAACTATTGTATTCTAACTGGAGAAAATAAAACAGATATAATGTCTAAAAAATATAAAAAAGATGATTATTATAATTTAGTAGATAAAGTAAATAAGAAAAAACTTTTTAATCTCGATAAAACAGTTTACAAAGAAATCGAGGATAAAATCTCGAATGTAATTGATTCTAATATTAAATTGCAGGGTAGCGAATATCTTACCGATTTTAATAGAAAACTAAAGGCGAATAAAAATAAAAAATTAGTATGGGGTGATATGAAAAAACAGATAGAAGTTCTATGTGATGTATTATCAAAACAATTTAGTGAAAAATTAAATATATCCAATCGCGAACCTATCAAAGTAATATTATTATCTCTTGGAGAAAAGAAAAATGTACTTGAATCTGATCTTAAAAATATGGATGAAGAAGAAGCATACACTAAATTTTATATTGACAAAATAAATCTTCTACAGTCATTTACACTCACATACCTAAAAAACACTATATTTAAAATAAAAAATAAGAAGAATATTATTATTAAGGAAGAAGTTCATATCCCAGATGAATGGAAAAATAAACCTGAACTAGATAATAAATATAGTAACATAATTATGAATAACAATAAATACACCGAACGGTTCCTTCATATAGGTACTACTCATAAAGCAATGCTTGAAAAAATGGGGAATATTATATCTGGAACAACCAAAAATATAAAAATCTTGTCAGGTTCTACAAATATTAATATTTGCGAAGAACCAGATAATAAAGAATTATATTCTAATATTTCAACATTTATACACTATATTTTCCTCTTTATATTGTCCGAAATATTAGAGACAGACCATGAGATTGTTGTTGGAGTTACGACAGATACCCAAGAAGATTCTGACGATGATGATGAAGTGGAAATTTCTAGAGGTATACAACAAACAAACGAGATTGAAGCTAATCTTCTATATAGTATTCTACTTCATATAGAAGAGGATTCAAAATTATTAGATAAACACAGTTCAGAACATATCAAGTCTATTATTGAAAAGCAATCAGAAACACAAAAAGAAGAAACACTAAGATTCGTTCAGGAACTAGACAAAGAAACCTGGGCTAGTCTTAAAATGCGTATAAGTGTAGGATTAGATAAATGGAGCACTATATCTTCAAAAGATAAAAATTTATATGTCCCCGATAAACCTGTTGGTGAAGATGAAAATATACAACTCGATACTGTATCAGAACCGGATGAAGACGAGTCCGATGAATCGAACAGTAAATATAGAGATGAAGTCATCAACCGGTTAGAAAATGAGGAAAGAGATGTCATGCCTGATGATGATGGCGAGGATGGTGGTGAGGGGGAACAATAAAATTTTACCTTGTAATTAATTATATTAATATATATAATGAATCAAACTGTAATTATTATATTACTAGTAATAGTAACTCTTTTTTATCTTAGTACTAAAAAAGAAGATTTTATAAATTTCAAGAAATCCTGCATTGTTGTTAAACCTAAATTTATTCATTCCTCATTTAAACCAAAAAATTATAAATTAAATGATGATATTGATATAACTAGCAAAGACTATGGAATAAGAAGAAATCTTCCACATAGATTTTATTCCAAATACTATAACACAGCTTCTATAGAATATGATGACCTAGAAGAAATAGTAAAAGAGATTGTTGCTATGTATAAAAATAAAGACAAATTGGAGTTTAAATCTATAACAAATACGAAAAATATAAACAATATTAGATTATTTATTCTGGATAATATTAACAAAAAGGTCAAGGAACATCTAAAAGAGAAAGATATAGTAATTTTGAATGATTATAAAATTATAAATACCGAAATATTATATACGGGTGAAAATAATTTATATAATAACTACCAGTTTATTTTTACACTATTTAGATTTGGAACACATCTGTATTATAATGTTTATTTTGATGTTATTGTCCATAAACTAAAAAACACTATCTTATTTAATTCTGCAAAATTTATGGGAACTAAAATTAATAATCAAGTAATTTCAGAAGAATATAATAAATGTGTTATATCTAAAGACAAATGTGTAGTAAATGACGACAAATGTAGTGTAGATTGTAATAATGTATTATCATTTGATCCAGAATATAAAAATAAAATGAAAATGTTTATTAAGATGGTAAACAGAGAAAACTATTTATTAAATCAAAATAACAATTATAACTGCTATAAAAAATCAGAGGATGAGTTTACCATAGATTCAAAAATAAATACTAAAGAAAGATGTTTAGATAATAATGGAGTATGGGATAGACCATGTTCATCAAATACAGAATGTCCCTTTTATAATAAAACTACTAATACTGGCAAGTGTAATAATGGCAATTGTCAATTCCCTTGGGGGGTAGAAGTCTATTCACCTAGAACATATAATAAAGAATCTGTTCCATTTTGTAGTGGATGTGGTAATGGTACATATAGGTGCTGTAAAACACAAACCCCACCCAAGTATATTTTTAAGGAATAGTTTCAGGAAATAGTATCTAATATACTGATTAATGGTCTTTTATTAAACTTTACCTTTTGATATGGGTAAACGTTGCATTTTTCATTATAAAATTCACATAATTTATCTTCAGTCGTAAAAACCTGGATTTCTTCATAATATTTATTAGCCCCTTCATGTATCTGTAATTTATGACTACTAAAAATCATATATAGTCTTTTAAAATCATTATATAGCGGATCATATATTCCATCGCCTATATATGGTTCTGATAATTCTTTTAGTTTCTTTTTTATTAAATTAATATTAGTAAAAATATTTTTTATAATATTATAACCCTCTTCTATAGTTATTTCCTTATTACAAATTAACATATTTTTAGTATAGAATGTATCCAGGAATATACTTTTATTATATGTATTATATTGTTCAATATTTATACGTTCCTTAGTTAAAAATAAATGGTTCGATGTTTGTTTACTAAATTGTTCGATTCTTCTATTATTTAAATCTAAAAATCTAACTGGTACACTTTCTGATATTGAAAATAGATAAGGTAAATTGTGGGATGAAACTATAAATAATCCATCTAATCCATCTAAACCATTTGTTTCAAAGTCATAAAATAATTCATTTATACCATCGGTTTTAAAATAGATTGTTTTTGTATCAGATATATCCTTAGTACTTATATTTTTTAATGAAAGCCCTAATATTTCACACATTTGATTTAAAATATAATATGCTTCTGATTTAGAACTATTTATACCAACGATTTTCCCAATTAGATCCTCTATAATGGTAATAGATGAATTATCTCTAACAACTAAAAATAGATAGCTCTTATTTAAACTACAAATTACTCTTGTATTTTTAAGTTTTTCATTATTATTTGATATGTTTAATAAAGAATATTCTGTACATAAAGCAAATTCAAATTCACCATTATTTATATATTCTATATTAGTGGTTTCCAACATGTCAGTTGTTTTGGTTATAACGTCAAATCTTACATCTCCACTATAATATTTAATAGTATTTGCTATATAATAGGGTAAAGTACTTATTTCATCCGATATAAATGTATATTTTTTCATATTTTTAGGGGTTGACATCTTAATATATGTATTTTTTTGGTCATTACTATTGTATTTTGCGTATTCTCCTAGAATCGTGTTGTCATTATAGTTTGTAAAGGAATCAGAAGATTGTTCTTTTGCAAGTATAGTTATGAATTTATAGTATATTAGATACCCAAGTATAATTATTAATAAAATATACATAGTTAATATAATAATATAAATTTTATAAAAAAATTATTATTATATACTAATGATTTTATATATAAATAATGAGTTAATATGGTCTATTATAATTTATCTAATATTAGTGGTATTATTTCTTACTATCATAAAAAAAAATCCAAGATGGTTTCTAACAAAAAACAATAAGATTAAGGAATTTGGTGTAGGTAAACAGAAAACAATCTTACCTTTATGGATGTATTTTATAATTGGTGCTTTTATAATTTATATATTAACAATAAGTTTTATTATAGTATAATTTAAATATAAACAAATAGATAGATAGATTAATGAAGGAAAAATTAATTCTTGATCTGTATAATAAAAACTGTATACAATTTGGTGAATTTAAACTAAAAAGTGGAAAAACATCACCAATTTATATAAATCTTAAAAATGTTATTAGTTATCCCTATATTTTAAACACTATTGTTGAACTTTTATATGAAAAGATCAAATTACTTGATTATACTCATATTCTTGGTATACCATATGGTGCAATACCATTTTCATCTGTTTTATCATCCAAATATAACATACCTATGTTAATGATGCGCAAGGAAACTAAAAAATATGGATTAAAAAAATTAATAGAAGGCGAATACACTCCATCATCAAAATTAATTGTTCTTGAAGATACTATAACAACCGGTTCAAGTCTTAAATTTTTTATAGAACAATTAGAGAAAATAGAACTAACACCACTATCTATTCTAACAATTTGTGATAGAAGAACTGATTTTGAATTACTTGGTAACTATAAAGTTATATCTATTTTTACCATATCGGATATTGTAACAGTGCTATATAAAAATAAATTAATAGAACACTCTATATATAGAGAATTATACAATCCAGTCGAGAATAAAAAAATAAATTTCAAAACAAATAATCAAACAAATATAGACAAACTAATAAATATTATTAAAACAAAACAAACACAAGTATGTTATGTTTTTGATTCTACCGATTTTGAATTGTTATTAGATTTTATTATTGATAATTACAATAATTTTTGTATATTGAAAATATATTCAAATATAATAGAACAATTTAATTCTGAAAAGGCTACAATATTAAAAGAACTATCTAAGAAATATAACTTTTTAATCTATGATGGTTATAATTTTAACACTTCTAAAAAAATATTTATAAATGAAATTACCCAAAATTATAAATATTATGAATGGGTTGATATTATAAATTTAACATTTAATCATGATGACGAAATATTTACTTCTATTAATTATATTAATAAAACACATAATAAAACGATATCAGTTGTATATGATGGCACAGAGGGGACTACAAAAATTAAACATCTATTAAAAGATATAGTAATAGGAACAACACAAATAAACTTCAAAAATATTTTTAAATTTGGAGAAAAAAATTGCGATATCTATTACAAATATAAAAAATAATTACTGTAATATTTAAGAATAATCTAATTAGAACAACTAATATGTTTTTATTTTTATTTTTATTATCGTTGGTTGCACCATCGAAATCTATTAATATTTCTAATTTAGAATGTAATTCTAAATTACTTTTCGTAATAGATAGCTCTAGTTCTATTAATAACAGTGAATTATTTGGGAAACCTCACACTTTCAAAAGGTTTAAAAATAAAGTAATCGATATTATTGAAACAACTGACGTAAAAGAAGAAAATATAGGATTAGTAACATTTGATACAACGCCTAGTATTATATTTAATTTTAATACAAATAATACTAAATCTAGTATGATAGGTAGAGTTAATACATTAAATTATCATCGTACTACTAAACATACTAATCTGGATTTGGCTTTGAAACTAATAGAATCTAATTTTATTGAAGATAATTATAAAATGTTAAC